ACGTATCAGTAAAAAATTCGAATCGGATATATGGTATAAGTTACCTAAAGAACCAAAAGTTCAATTTAGAATTGAAGGGTTTGATAAAGATGGTAATCGAGTAATCCTTCTTTTAATGCATCCAACCAAAGGAACCAAAAGACTTAGTTTAAGTGAAGAAAATTTTAACAATTTATTATACCAACCAGAATTATTTGATAGATTTGACACTTAAAACATTTTTTCCATAACATTTAAAATAATTTTTATTATATTTGTGCTATGGAAAAAAATACAAAATTACTTAGAGAAGTATTGAGTGTCCCAACAAAGACATATCAAGAAGAAAAAATGGTTGAATTTTTGGTTAACTGGTTAACCGAAAACAATATTTCACATTTTGTGGATGAGGTCAACAATGTTTATGCAACAAAACAAGAATCCCAAGATTTACCTGAAGATTTTTATTTCCCTTGTGTTATATCACATACGGATACCGTTCATAATATTGATACGATTAACATCTCTGAAGAAATGTTGCCGAATGCTCAAAATGAGTTAAAATTATCCTATAAGGCGTATAATGACAAAGGTAATCCTACCGGAATTGGTGGTGATGATAAATGTGGTGTATTTGCTTGTCTGACATTGTTAAAAGAATTACCAAATCTTAAAGCCGCGTTTTTCGTTTCTGAAGAAACTGGATGTCATGGTTCTTTGGCGGCAAATGAAGAATTTTTCCAAAATGTTGGATACGGAATTCAATTCGATGCTCCGGAAAACTGGATGATTACCGAGAAATGTTTTGGTCAAGTATTATTTGACAGAGATTCGGAATTTTTCGAAAAATGTGACAAAGTATTGACCGAAAGTATGGATAACACATCAATGCAATATATGGTTCATCCATATACTGATGTTTATGCTTTAAGAGGTAAGTTTGATTTTTCTTGTATTAATTTTTCGATAGGTTATTACGATTACCACACTAAAAATGAATATGTGGTCGTTGATGATGTTTTCAATGGTATTGAAATGGGTAGAAAAATGATTGAAAATTTGGGTAATAAACTACACTATAAGGAGTCCGTTCAATACGATTGGAGAAGTAGGTCCGTTCTCTAAATAAAGTCTTCTAACTTATCTAAATGTATTTTTACCATCGGGTGGTCTTGAATATCAGTAAATTCTCCACCCGATTTTTTTATGTCTTTAATACTATTAACAATTTGTTTTAAAGATGACATAATCATTTTTGATAATGATGGGTAGTTTTGAACATATGGAGATAATTTTAATTCTTCTTTTGCAATTTCCATAGGTATTCCAAGTTTGATAACAAGTTTTGCAACCATTTCTTTTCCAAACTTATCTGCATCCATTTCTAATTCCCAATATTTTTGAGATAATTTTTCAAAATCATTTAAATCGTAATCAATCAAAGGATTGTCTAATCCTAACCTGTTTTTATCCATTTGTTCCTCATGTCTTATTTCGTGGAATATGGTATAGATAAAATCACCAAGAGTTGTCATTGCGTTTGGTGAACAAATAATAATTTGGTCTTTGGTTCTAACACCCGCAAACCCTGTAGAACATGAGTTAAGAAACTTAACGGTAAAATTATGGTCTTGAATGTAATTTACAACAAACTTTTCAATTGCATCAACTTTTGGTTTTAATTCTTCAGGAAAATTATTTTTGAATTTTTCTAATAACTTATTTAAATTAGATTGAGAGTTTGGTGTGTTATCATGACCACACTTGTGACACACATATAAGTCATCTCCACCATCAGATAAATCCCAAGACCATCCACAACCATCACAAATTACTTTGTTGTTTTTGATTGTCTCCTTTAAAATTCTCCTAATTAATTCTTTCATAACAATAAATATAAACTAAGTTTATATTTTTTTATATCCAATGTAACCTATAAAAAAAAATATTTAAGATATTTATAATAAAACAACTACGATGGATAAGAATAAAGACAATTATTACAGATATGACGAATTAAAAAAAATTGTAAAAATCAATAACATACAAACAAAGAACGAATATATTGAAAAATATAAGATTTTATCCAATTCAACTAAAAAAGCACCTTTAAACCCATATACTTTTTATGGTAAAGAAATTTGGAAAAATTGGTCTGAGTTCTTAAGTAAACCAATTTCTAAGAAAAAAATAAACAACATTTATTATGATTACGAAACTTGTAAGAAAGTAATTCAAGATAAAAAAATAGAGAGTAAGTCGGATTTTTATAAAAAAATAAAAGAACTTATTATTGAAAATAATAAAATACCATATAGCCCCCAAACCATATATAAAGATGAGTGGGAAGGATGGGGTGAATTTTTAGGTTCAGGCAGAATCAATTCTAAATTTAGAAAATTTAAAACATTTGAAGAGTCAAAACAATGGGCTCGTTCGTTGAATTTAAAGATAGTTAAGGAGTGGAGGTATTTAGATTTAGATAAAATCCCAATCGATATTCCAAAAAAACCGGACATGGTTTATAAGAATAAAGGGTGGGTAGATTATTTCGATTGGTTAGGAATTTCTAAAAAAGAGAAAATTAGTTATGGTGAAAAACAAATATATGATTTTTTAATGTCGAACAATATTAACTTCGAATACGATAAATCCATTCTTGGTTGTAAAAATGAAACTCATTTAAGATTTGACTTTTATATCCCGGGAAAAGACATATGTATTGAATATGATGGGATACAACACTTCAAGTCAATTGATTTTTTTGGTGGTGATTATGAATTTGAGAAAACTAAAATGAGAGATGAAATTAAAAATATTTTTTGTAAATTAAAAAATATTAAATTAATAAGAATACCTTACTTTTATACTTATGATGAGATTATAAATAAAATAAGGGAAGAAATATTATAATATCTCCTCCCTTATCTTAATATTTTTTATCGTCCTTTCTTTTGGACAATAACATTCTCGTCAACGACTTTGATTACATAGGATTTACCCTCAACCATTTTACCAGTAAGAACTTCTTCAGACAACAGGTCTTCAACTTTGTCTTGAATTGCTCTTTTTAGTGGTCGAGCTCCATACAATTCATCAAACCCTATTTTCGATAGATATTCAACCAATGTCTTATCATAAGTGATAGTATATTTCATCTCATTAAGACGATTCATTAATTTGTTCAATTCGATATCAGTGATTTTCTTAATATCTTCTTGACCTAAAGAGTTGAATACGATTGTATCATCCAAACGATTTAAGAACTCCGGAGAGAAGAAATTCTTCATCTCTTTCATCAACATTTGTTTTTTAGCTTCTTCGTTACTATACGAATTAGAGGAGAAACCAATACCATTTCCGAAATCTTGTAATTTTTTAACTCCCAAGTTTGATGTTAAAATAATCAAAGTATTCTTGAAGTTGATTTTACGACCCAAACTATCGGTAACATGACCATCATCCAAGATTTGAAGTAAAACGGTGAATACATCTTTATGTGCTTTTTCAACCTCGTCAAACAAGATTACTGAATATGGTTTATTCTTAACCTTTTCTGTTAACATACCACCTTCTTCATAACCAACATAACCAGGTGGAGAACCGACTAATTTAGATATACTATGTTTTTCCTGATATTCAGACATATCAACACGGATAAGTGAATCTTCAGAACCAAACATTTCTTTGGCCAATTGTTTTGCCAAATAAGTTTTACCAACACCGGTAGAACCCAAGAACACAAATGAACCAATTGGTTTATTCGGGTCTTTAATACCTAAACGATTTCTTTTGATTGATTTCGCAATCTTGATAACCGCATCGTCTTGACCAATAACTTTACCTACCAAGTTTTTATCCAAATCTATTAACGCTTTGGTATCATCAACACTCATCTTATTAACCGGGATTTTAGTCATATTTGAAACAACATCATAAACATGTTCCAACAATATGATTTGTTTTTCTTTAGCCATTTGTTGTTCAAACCTCAATTTCTCATTATCAAGTTTGATTAACAATTTTTTCTCTTTATCACGAAGTTCTGCTGCTTGTTCGTAATTTTGTCTTTTAACAACATCAATTTTTTGTTCTTTTATTTCTGCAGCTTTCTTCTTAAGTTCCTCAATTATTTCCGGAACTTTCAAATCGGTCTGCATTCTTGCTCCAACTTCATCCAAAATATCAAATGCTTTATCCGGGAATTCTCTATCTGTGATGTATCTGTCCGCCAACTTAACACAAGTTTCAATCACCTCATCACTATAATTTACTTTGTGATATTCTTCGTATTTGTCACGAACATTTTTCAAAATTTGAATTGTTTCAGCGACCGTTGATGGTTCAACAACTACTTTTTGGAATCTACGCTCCAATGCTCCATCCTTTTCAATATTCTTACGAAATTCATCCAAAGTGGTTGCTCCAATACATTGAACCTCTCCACGAGCAAGTGCCGGTTTGAAGATATTAGAACCATCCATTGAACCTGAGGAATTTCCTGAACCAACCAATGTGTGAATCTCATCGATAAACACAATGATATTTGGATTTGATTGAAGTTCTTCAAGAATTACTTTCATTCTTTCTTCAAATTGTCCGCGATATTTTGTACCAGCAACAACAGATGTAAGGTCAAGATTGACAATTCTTTTGTCCATCAAATTTCTTGGACATTCACCCTTCACTATTTTGATTGCCAAACCTTCAACAAGTGCGGTCTTACCACAACCAGGTTCACCAAGAATAATTGGGTTATTTTTCTTTCTCCGGGATAAAATCTGAGCAATTCTCAAAATTTCTCGTTCACGACCAATTACAGGGTCAAGTTTACCGGCTTCAGCAAGTTTATTCAAATCTCTACTGAAATTGTCCAATACAGGTGTACTAGAATCTGATGATTTTGTTTTTTTACTCATCATTTTGTCGTCGTCATCCATTAAATCGTTCATAATTTTATAATTTTATAATGCAAATATAATAACAAATTTCATTCTTATCCAAAATATTGACATATTGTCATGTTTTTTATTTAATATGACAATATGTCCTGACACTATGTCATTCATTATTCTACTTTATGAAAAAATGTCATATAATTGTTAGTGGAATAAAAATTGTTTATACAAAGATAAACAATAAATTTTAAAAAAAAGAAAAAATATGTTTAACAGAAAAAACCTTAATGATTTATTTAGAGAATTCGACTCAATGTTTGGTGGATTCGATTCTATGTTTGGTGTAACACCAAATAATGGTAAAACAGAGTCAGGGACCGATGAATTCGGTGATTGGACAAAAGAAACTTATAAATCACCGGATGGAGGTGTTCTTATCACTAGTTTTGTTAGAACAGGTGGTAATTACAAACCCAACCAAAGTTCAGGGACTACTTCATTAAAAAAGAAACTCCAAATCGCAATCGAGGAAGAGAACTTTGAAGAAGCGGTAAAACTTCGTGATGAGATTAAGAATCTTGAAACCAATCAAGATGAAATTAAAAAAATCGAATTGGAACTTAAAAAATCGATTGAAGACCAAGATTTTGAAAAGTCCATTGAACTACGAGACCAACTAAAAAAATTAAAATCTTAATCAAGACCCTCACTAAAAAGTGGGGTTTTTTTTTGAATTAAGATGTATTTATATATAAAATGAAAAATATGAAAAAAGTTATAAAATTAACGGAAAACGATTTAAATAGAATTGTTAGACGTGTTATTAAAGAACAAGATGAAAATGAATTTTATGGTATGGGTGTTAAAGAACCATATGGGGCTAAAAACTCTAAAGGTGAACCGACCGGTAAACGAATGGTAGATTATTTACAGAGTGATGACGATTATCGTGAAACTGATGTTGATTTTTTCCGTGATAATGATGGGGCATGGGAAGAACTTACTAGTAAGTACCCTGGAATTGACCAATGGTGGGGAAAAGGTGGTAAAGAAGCATATTCACAATGGGTAAAAGAATACGGACCATTGGCCGTTTGGAAACGAAATCCAAGAAAATAATTTCATAATATATTATTTATAAACCCTCACTAAAAAGTGAGGGTTTTGTATTTATATACATGAAACCATTTGAAAAATTTTTAAACAATGTTCTAGGAACTAAAGAATTACTTGAGATTTATCTTGAATTAAGGCAACATTTTCAAGAATTAGGATTTAGTGAAGATGATTTGTCAAATCCTCCAACATATTCTCCAAAGATGATGACTTTATTTCATAAGTTTGGTGATACTCAAAAAGCTTTATTTAAACAAATTAATGATTATGGTTTTGATACTACTTTTACTGAGTTTATGGATTATATGAAACCATTAATGAAAAAGGTAGATGAATTAACACCACTAAAAGAAAAAGAAAATGGCAATAATAAAAGAAGAAATTGATGGGACGAAAATTAAGAATCAAATTAAATCGTCAAACATTAAGTCAACCGAATACGATACAGAAACAAAGGATTTGGTCATTGAATTTAACAACGGAGTGAAATACAAATATGATAATGTCCCTCACCAAGTTTATACCAAATTTAGGTTAGCTGAGTCACAAGGCAAATTTTTTACAACTGATATTGCAAAAAAATATCAATATAAAAAACTTTCCTAGTATTTATTAAGGATGAGTAGTTTTAAAAAAATTATTGATAGTTTTTCTGTCAAGGATACTTTGAATCCAAAAATTTGGGAGAACCCTGATGATACTAACAATTCGGTTATGAAACCAAAAGTTAGAAAGGCTCTTATGCTTATTGCAGAAAAATTTATTGATTATTTGGGTGACGACATTTTTGTTGATGATATTCATCTCACAGGTTCCTTGGCGAATTTTAACTGGTCAGAATTCTCTGATTTCGATTTACATGTAATTGTGGATTTAAAACAATATGGAAAACAATCTGAATTATATAGAGAATTATTCAATCTAAAAAAACAAGTTTTTAACGACAAACATAATATTAAGATTTATGGGTATGATGTTGAATTATATGCTCAAGATGCGTCAGAACCACATTATAGTTCCGGAGTTTATTCAATTATGAATGACGAATGGATAACTAATCCAAAAAAGTTTAAAAATAAAATTGATAAATCAGTTCTTGAACATAAGGTCAAATCTTGGGTTGAGAAAATAGACACCGCAATTGATGAGGGAAAAGATTTGGAATCATTAAAAAGTAAACTTAAACAATATAGAAGTTCCGGATTAGAAACTGATGGTGAATTATCATACGAAAATTTGGTTTTTAAGTTTTTGAGAAGGTCAGGGCACATTGAAAAATTGTTCAATACAATGAATAAAGAATTTGATAAGGAATTGTCGATTGAAAGAACAATTCAAGAATAAGTAAATTATTTGTATTTATCATATATTTATAATAAAAAAAAATAATGGCACTAACTAAAAATTTCTACAGTTGTTGTGACCCTGAGGGTATAATCTATAGCGCTAAGACTGGAAATGACTATAATGTTGGTGATGTTTATATTGGAAATGTCGGTAGTGGTTACACATGTTACACTGCAACATCAGACGGACCAGCAACTGCTGAAGTAGATGATACAGTAATATGGTCACTTATTGGAAGTGATGGTTGTGAAAATGCTGAATGTCCTACTTGTCCAACACCAACGCCAACACCAACATCAACTGTAACTCCAACAATAACTCCAACACCAGGGACATTGACTAAAAATTTCTACAGTTGTTGTGACCCTGAGGGTATAATCTATAGTGGTAAGAGTGGAAACGACTATAATGTTGGTGATGTTTATATTATTAGTTTAGGTAATTGTTACAATGCAACATCAGACGGACCAGCAACTCAAGAAGTTGACGATACATCTTGGTCATTTTTGTCCGGTGAGACTTGTTCTTATAATGAATGTCTTCCTTGTCCAACACCAACGCCAACACCGACACCAACTCTTACTCCTGGACTATCTCCTAGCCCAACACCGACAATTACATCAACTCCTACAACAACGCCAACTGTAACTCCGACCACAACTTCAACACCAACTACATCAGTTACTCCAACTAATACACCAACTACATCAGTTACTCCAACTAATACTCCAACTACATCAGTTACTCCAACAATTACACCAACTAATACTCAAACACCAACAATTACACCAACTAATACTCAAACACCAACTAAAACTCCTACTCAAACACCAACACCAAGTTTCACACCTTTTTGGACAGGCATAACTGCGGATGAACAATACGCAACAACATTTATTGATTGTTGTGATGTTGAAGGGATACCAGTACCTTCAGACTCCTATATACCACATCCTGTTTGGACAGATAATGATGGTAATATTTCAATAACACAACTAAATGCAGTTGCATTAGGCGGGTTTAACGGATTAAATAATTAAAACTAAAACAATAAAAATATGTCAGGATTAAAACCAATTGGTAGTGAAAAACTAACAGGACAAGATAAAATCAACAGAATCATGGAGATTGCTCGTTTTAACGAGACAATTCCTCAAGTTATAAACGAAACTGCAAAATCTGAATATTCAGTATCTCTTGCCGACGGAAACAAGTATGAAATTGTAAGAGAAAGACAAGGGTATATTATTAAAAAAACTATTTCTGAATCGGAATCTGAAACTGAATATATTGAACCTATGAAAAATAGAAAATACTATTCTTCATATTCACAAGCATTCAAAAGATTAAATCTTGTTGCGGGTGAGTTAAACAGACTTAATGAAAATGATGAAGGGGTTTCATTATATGGTGAACAAAAAAAATTCACTTTAAAAACTCCAAAACCAGCTCCCGCACCTGAAATGGAGGCACCTATGGCGCCGCCTATGGCACCACCATCAGTACCTGCTCCTGAATTACCACCATCACCTATGGGTGATATGGGTATGGAAGATATGGGTATGGAAGATGCTCCTGAAGTTGACGATGTTGAAGATGTTGATATTGATGTGGACACTGAAGAAGGTGGAAACGAAGACCAAGTAACGTTTAAAACAATCCAAAAACTTACAGGTAAATTAACCCAAAAAATTAGAGTTCTTGATACCGAAGAAGGTATGACATCAGAAGATGTTAAATACGTTATTAATATGGTGTTATCGTCTCTTGATTTAACTTCATTATCTGAAGAAGATAAAGAAGACATTATGTCTAAATTTGAAGAAGATGAAAC